ATTCTACAAGCGAATTAATAAGTATATCTGAAAATATTGCATTAGCAGAACAACAAGGAGATAGCGCTAGAATGACTGAGTTATTTAATGAATTAAGAATTCAGTTAAAAGTAAAAGGAGTTAAAGCAGAGGAAATTGATGAAAGTGGAAATCGTATTAGAGTAGATGGGCCAAGTCCATTTCACCACAAGGATACAGATTCCGCTATTTCCTCTTGGTTTGTGAGCCTATCTAAACTAAAGGAAGCTGGAGCAATAAATAATGCTATTACATTTGACAAAGAGAATCTGTATATAACTGCTACGGATATGCCCGATTTAGGTGCAATAAGGGGAAGGACAGAAAATCAAGCAGGGCCAGTTACAAAAAGAGGCCAAAAATCGGAACAGTTTATAGTAAAATTAGGAGATACTCAAGTAATACCAATAACTAAAATTAAAAATGGTTCTATAAGAAGTAAAGATGGTAAGGCGTTACATAAGCAAACTAAAGAAGTAGTAAGGACAACTGCTTGGTCAAAGGGAAAAACGAGGGAGGATATAAATAAAACAGTTAAGGAATCGGTAGAGGGAATGAAAAATATAACACCTAGTCCAACAGATTATCTAGCTCTTATGCCTTATATCTATAAAGGTCTTTTCCATTATCCAGCCTACGGATTAAAAAATAGAGGTGATTTAGATAAGGAAAATAATATACCTTAAGTTTTAAGGTCCACTTTAAGCCTCTCAAGATACACAGCGGCATCCAATAGCTCCTCTATGGTATGATCTATCCACTCAGGGGTTGTTACGTCTGTCCTGGACATCGTACATCCATACTTCTCAATACCCTCTCTGGAACGCTTTGACATCCTTTCCACAACCGTGGCAACAATAGGATCCGGATCGTTTTTCCATCTCTCCCGTTGCCACTCAAGCGTCCTTGCATCCTCCCCCTCCTCATCGAATGTGTACTCCATATCAATAGGTGGCGTATGCTTTGCCTGTGGGACTATACGATATCCCTTGAACCAACTCTTCACCTTAGATAAGATTGAATTCATACCATCCACCTCTATAAAATTTTAATAGTATGAATAAGAAACGTGGCTATACTCACAGCGGTCCACGCTATAAAAAATGTTGTCCACATCATCCGCACTCCTTCTGTCCTGTGTCCGGATCTATAAAACAGGAAGCGCCAGCCTCCATAGCTTCCGGTTCCACCTTATTTAAAATACCATATCTCTTACCATCAAGCCTGAAGGTTGTCACTCCCTTGAGCTTACCCTTCCATGCCTTCATATAGACTTCCTTGAATTCCACAAAGGAAACTTGACTACCAACATTAATGGTCTTTGAGACAGCCGAATCAATATAAGGTTGAACGGCAATCTGCATATTAAGGTGGTCATCAACGGAAAGATCATCCGTAGTTTCCCCTTTGATCCCAAAAGTATCAAAAACAAAATCCCTCAGTCGAACAATCTGTGGTCCGTTCTCTGTCTGAACTGTTCGATCCAGTTCATATTGGAACACAGGCTCTATACCACTGGATATATTATCCGCCGTGAAAGATATTGTACCAGTAGGTGCAATGCTTGTTAAATGGGAATTACGAATACCCTGTTGTTTAATCTTGTTTTTTAAGTCATCCGGTAACCTGGATATAAAACCACCACTCAAGTATTCCTCAGAACTATAAAGAGGGAAGGATCCCTTTTCCACTGATAGGTCCGCACTGGCGGAGTAAGCTTCACACATAAGGGTCCTAAGAATTTTACGAGTAAGCCTTAAGGACTCAGGACTCCCATAGGAGTACCCACATAAAGTAAGGCAATTAGCAAGGCCAGTAACGCCAAGGCCCATTCGACGTTTGGATTTCGCCTCAACTTCCTGTTCCCCCAGCGGATAGCTGGTGCGGTCAATAACGTTATCCATAGCGCGAACAACATGGGGAATATCCTCCTTGAATTGATCAAAGTCAAACCTTAGTTTTAAATTTTGTATATACTTTACTAGATTAAAGGAACCAAGAAGACAGGCACCATAGGAAGGCAGTGGTTGTTCCCCACAGGGATTGGTTGCCTCTATTGTCTCACAATAATGTAAGTTATTCTCGTTATTAATCCGGTCCAGGAATATAACTCCAGGTTCCGCCCAATCCCAATTGTTCCTCATGATCTCATCCCACAACGCACTGGCATTAACTGTACGATAGGGCTGACCATCGAAGGTTAAAGTGAATACCTTTTCATCCCTCACACATTCCATGAATTCATCCGTAATGCCAACTGAAATATTAAAGTTAGTAAGGGAATTTTCATTGCGTTTGGATCTTATAAACTCTTCGATGTCCGGGTGATCCACGCGCAGGACAGCCATCATTGCTCCCCGTCTATGCCCCGCCGACATAATCGTTTGACAAACCGCATCAAAGATTCCCATAAATGAGACAGGGCCGCTAGCGGAAGAGTCAAGAGATACAATACGATCACCGCTAGGCCGGATCCCACTAAAGTCAAAACCAATTCCACCACCTCTACGCATAGTCTCAGCGGATTCAGTAGCCCTTGCCATAATGCTCTGCATTGAGTCCTCAATCGAACCAGACACAAAACAATTGTATGCTGTAACATCCCTAGGACTCCCCATTGCTGCTTGAACTCTCCCCGCTGACATGAACCTTTGGTTAAGTAAGATGTCTTTGTAGCGGAGTCTGTGTTCCTCGTTATCGGCCATTGCGCCCGTCTGTCTCGCGCAAGCTTCACTGAACGCTTCATTAGCTAACCTATACTTCTGGGCATGTAGAGCGTCACATGCTGGGTTCTGTGGTCCGTATTGATCAAACATAAATTAAATCTCCAAGAGTAGGAGCTTGATAATTCGGTCCTTTAGTAACTTTACCGTCCGCACGGTAAACTGGATTACCGGAAGAATCAAGCTTCGACATATTAGAAAGGTGTACCCGATTGAAAGCGGCATCAAAATCACCAGAAATGGTATTAAAACTAATGAGAGTACCTGATAAAACATATTGCAAATCAGCGAGTTCCTTAAGTAAGTCCGCCCACTGCTCCTCTGTACCTTTCTTGCCTCTCTCAAGTTCCATCTCCAGAACTTCCATAGCCTTTAGAGTCTCCCGTGTTTCCTCTAAGATTAGTCTAGCTCTTAATTGTAAAAGAGATACACGGGGAGGGCTATCAATATCCAATGACATTACTTCATGGAACTCACTAACTTTCTGTTCCCTTGTTTTGTATTTCATATACATTCTCAATTCAATCTCATGTTAGGGTTTGAGGGTATTTCCAAAGGATGTTGTTTAGCTAAATCACAACTGTCCAGAAGTACAAAGGCAGCTTTCCTTAAAAGATCATAACGCTCTTCCGTAATACCTGGGGTAATCTCTTTGGAAATTAATCTAACTTGTTCCATTCTCGCTACCACAACATCAACAGGTGGAGTTATCATTACTCCCATCTCATCCTCATCTTCATTGTCATCCTCCTCTGTCATTCAAAATCCTCCACCTCCGTATATTTACTATTATATACTTCCTCAAGGTCGATGTCAATATCAAAAATATCTCTTAATTCCTCTATATTATCCTCAATTAAATCACTAAATCTTTCAATTATATCCTCTGTTTCTATGTTCATAATTTCACAGAGGAAGGGGGGATCCGTTAGGGCGGCAAGCCTGTAAAGGAATTGTTCCTTAGTTAAAGGCATCACAAATTGTCTCTGAAGTAAACCATAGTAGATGTTCCTTTTCGCACCATTCCGCCATTGTCATTTGACTCCCCTTCCTTACTCTTTTGTTAGGATTGTGGAGGACAAAAACAAGTTCCTGGCTATGGTCTAAGGAGTCCCTTATGGATTTATACTTCTGTGTATCCCCAACCCTAAAGTATCCCTTACACTCAACTAACAACTGAATACCAGCTTTAGTATCCCCTACAAAATCGGGAGTGTACTTCCTATGAATAATATAAGGGATCCTAAAGGGTTCATAACGGCAGCGATCCCTTAGGAGTTCCCCTATAGTTTTTTCAAACTTATTTCGATACTTTTTTAGTTTCACTTTTTTTACTGCCGGTAGTTCTGGTTAAAGATTGGGTAAGTCCCCCTCTTGGGTCCGCAACTAAAGGCCCACGCAACTCCCATCCATCATTAAGAAGCTCAGTAACAGCCTCTTCAAGCCTATCTGGTCTAGGGGTATTAACGACTTTAAATTCAATACTCATGACGCATCTTTCTCTGGTGATTCTATGGAGCCAACAGGTGAGATGGATTGAAGCTGTGTTTCCACCTCAACAATTCGATCCTGTATACGCATCTTTGCGTGTTCCAGAGATTCCTTCTCCCCTAACAACCTCTTCCTCTTGATCTCGTTGATCTGATTTTCGGAAACAACAATCACCTGGGGTTGAAAAAAGGTATTAAACATATCGTGTATCATCATTTAGTTCCTCCATTTTTTACTAATGACTTGGCGAGAACTTTCCTAACGTCCTCTTCACCCTTCGCCTGTTGAATGTCCTTAGTCATATCAACAGTTTTACCATTCGGTAGTATCATTTTAAAACTAGGCATCATCAATCTCCTCCTCAAATAAGTTATTACTAATTTCGGAACCACAACTAGGACAAAGTATATGTGTCCAATCTAAATGGTAAACATCGGTAACAGTTTCACAGGTATCACAGGTAGCTTTAATTTCAACCATAATCCACAATTCCTTTATCTAAGTTTATCTCTGGTTGCGGCTTACCAAATTTATTCTTAGGTACTTTTACGACGGTGGTTAAAAACTTTGGACCACTGCCCGTATAGAAACCGCGCACCTCTGGATAGCAATGGATTTTGTATTTGCAATAGGAGCAAATAGTAGAGAGTTTTAAATTGCCGGATTTCCCATCCTCGACCGGAGAGAAGCATCTTGAGGGGCGCTCCTCTTGCCCCACAGACTTTTTTATATGCTCTACTCTCTCCTCAATATCACCGGAATAGAACTCGTACATAGGATCCGTTTTATCCTCAAGATCATAAACTAAAGTGGCGAGTGTACCATTTTGTTTATCCATAGCCAACCAACCAAATTTAGTTTGACCCTCAGCATGGGCATATGCTTTAGCTTGATCTATGTAACCAAAGCCATCAT